AAGGCAAATGATGAGCGACGGTACATTCAGTTTTGGTCAGAACGACGACCACATCGGTTTCAAGACGAAGGCTTGGAAAGCGCAGGGTGGCAACACCTACCGTCTCTCCTTTGCCTGGTGGAGCCAGAACGAGGCGGGAGAGCCCGATCTGGGAGAGGCGGACAGTGGGCAGGCCCCGCTGTTTTCGGGTGGACCCGTCAATTTCATCCAGGGTGCCGGGTACGTGATGAACAGGGGGCCAGAGTACACGAAGATGGCTGGTGAGCCCCCCCGCCAGCGTATCGTGACCGTCGTCATCGTGTGGCCGACCGACAAGCGGGGTGCTCTGTCCTCGGAGCGCCTCCAGGCCGGTGAGTACGAGGTTAAGCCCTGGGTCATTTCCGCCGACAAGTACAAGACGCTGGAGCAGATCCACGCCGAGTTCGGTTTCGGTGAGCACGACGTTACTGCCAAGTGCGAAGAGGGTGGCACGCAGTTCCAGAAGATGACGTTCACCCCCTGCAAGGAGAATCTTTACCGTCAGTTCCTGACATCCCCCAAGGGAGCGAAGGTGGCGGGCGAGATCAAGGAGGCCGTGGCGGGCCTCGTGGCGAACGTCCAGGACTTCATTGGGCGTGAAATGACGATCTCGCAGCTTCGGGAGAAGCTCCAGGGTGCTGGTGGGGCACCCGCCCCCCTCGACGTCGGGGACAATGCTGTCGCCTCCGGGGACATCGAGAGCGTGGTGAGCGGTCTCCTGGACGACTAATTCAGGGAGGGGACGGGGATGCGAGTTTTGGGGTTTGACCCAAGTCTTACGAATTTTGGGTGGGCCATCCATGACTCGGACACCCCTGAGGGCTCGACTGCTAGATGTCTGAGTCGGGGACGTTTTCAAACTAGCGCCAAGACGCTCTTCATCGACCGCTACTGCGAGTTGAGGGAGAGCGTCAGGCTGCTGGTTGAGCGGTGTGGGGTGACCTATGGGATCACCCTCGTCAGTTTGGAGTACCCCGTTTTCCACGAGATGTATAGTGAGGGACTGTATGGGCTGTTCCTGTACGTTTGTGAAGCGCTGCGAGCGGCACAGGTCGACGTGGTGTTCTTCTCCCCTGGGCAGATCAAGTCCCATTGTCACACCTTCCTCCAACGCCCCAAAGGCTGGAAGATGATGAAACCGGACATGGTAGAGGGGGCCAAGCTGGACGCCGGTGGGAAGGGTCGCTGGAACCATAATGAGGCCGATGCCTATTGGGCAGCGAGGGCTGGTGCCCGTTTCTGGTCGTTCTACAAGGGGGTCCTGAAGGAAAGCGATCTGACCCCCAAAGAACTGAAGCAGTTTACGGAGATCCACACCTACCAGCGGGGCAAGAGGGCGGGTCAGACGGTAGTGCGGGGCATTTGTCACCGTGAGGATGAGCGTTTTTTCCTTTGGTCTAAGGGAGTCAACTGATGGCACGGAAAAAGAAAGATACAGCGACGGGGAAAGTCCCGGAGAAGGATGTAGGGCTGTCAGCATTGGCACAGGCTCGTAGCGTCATGAACAAGGTGTTCCCAGACGAGAAGTCTTCTGAGGTACGGATTGATGAGGCTCGTTTCACACAGTCGCACCCACATCTTCCGACCGGGTCAGTTATTATCGACTTCCTGATCGGTGGTGTCCCCAACCGGGCGGGCGTGTTGCCGTGTCCGGGGTTCCCTCGTGGACGACTCATCAACCTCTACGGGGCCGAGACCTCGGGAAAAACGACGATGGCACTGACTGTCGCAGCCGAGACATGTAGGCGGGGAGGGTGTGTCGGTTTTATCGACTGGGAGCACGCCATCGATGTGGCCTATGCTAAGTCGCTGGGCGTCCCCATCGATGAACCCGACCGCTTCCTGCTCCTCCAGCCAGAGACCCTGGAGAAGGGCCTGGCCTACCTCTGGGGGATGGTCAAGGCGGGTGTGGATCTGGTCATTATTGACTCGGTGGCGGCTGGGGCCACGACGGCACAGTGGGACCAGAAGCTCGAAGACAAGGGTGAGATCGGACGGGTTGGGGCCAAGGCAGCCAAGTGGTCCGAGTACCTCCCGCAGCTTAAGGCGATGATGGCCCGCACGAATACCTGCGTGGTTGGTATCTCCCAGCTTCGTTCCAAGATCAACACTGGCGGCGGTGGTGGTTTCAACAAGGGGCCGCAGACGACCCAGCAGGGTGGTTACGCCTGGAAGTTCTACAGTGAGGTGCGTCTCGGATTGAGAAGGATAGCGACAGAGAAAGGGAAGCGGTACGATCCGATGACCCACACCAACATCGAAGTTCCTGTGGCCAATGTCGTTTTGGCCAAGATTGACAAGTGTAAGGTTTCCGCTTCACAGGGCCGGGAGGCCAAATTCTATCTCGTGTTTGGGGAGGGGATCGATGATGTCCGCTCCATGATCGACCTTTCCGCCAAGCGGGGGTTGGTTAAGAAGGCGGGTTCCTGGTACTCCTGGGAGCGGGCAGATGGTTCTTCCCTGCGGGCGCAGGGAATAGACGGTTTCAAGGATCTCATTAGGACCACCCCTGGTGCCTGGGAGGAGATACACACGTTGGCCCTCCAGTCACTGAACGCCAGCCCTGATGCTCCGATTGGGATCGGGGACGATTTCAACGAGGATGACGAATCTGAGACCATCCGTGAGGTCATGGCTATCGTGGATGGTCAGGATCCGACGAAGAAGCCCGAGGTACCTAGTGCCGAAGAGGTAGAAGACTGATGTCCGTCAAGATCCGAGTCCAGAACTTCCAGTCGCTGGTAGATGTGTCCATTGAGGTGGACCATCTGACTGTGGTGACCGGAGCGAACAACACTGGGAAGTCCTCTCTTATGCGGGCGATCCGAGCAGCCTTCCAGAATCTGAGGGGGACCAGCTTCATCCGGCACGGGGAAACCAAGGCTCGTGTGGACATCGAGTTTGACGATGGGCGCACCTTGGCCTGGGAGAAGGGGAGGGCTCGGGGGGACAAACCGACCTACATTATAGATGGGGGGGATCCAATCTATCCCGGTCAAGGTGTCCCTCCTGAGGTAGCAGCGTTCGGGGTGTGCCCTATCACAGCAGCCAACCGAGAGATTTGGCCCCAGGTGGCACCCCAGTTTACGGGTCAGGTTTTCCTGCTGGATTTGCCTGGTTCTGTGATGGCAGAGGCTGTTGCCGACGTAGAGCGGGTCCGACAACTCAATGACGCTTTGCGCCTTGCTACGTCTGACAAACGTTCGGCCTCATCCGAGTTGGGTGTCCGCCGGGGGGACCACGAGAGGCTGACTATAGAGTTGGATCGCTTCGATGGTCTGGATGAGTTGGCTACGGAGGTAACCAGCCTTGAGGAGAGCGCCCAACTCGCCCAGCGGATAGAGGTTGCCCTTGAGTCCTTGTTCGGGCTGAGAGATCGATTGGTAGAGGCATCCACTGCGGTGTCAGATCTTTCGGGGATCGAGGACGTCACCCCTCCCGAGGACGCTGCTTTCACTACGGTGGATCTGTTGCATCGGCAGTTGCAGGGTTGTGTGCATCTTCAGGAACGGTTGAACGAGGCGTCTACCGCTGTGGACTCTCTTTCGGGGATCGAGGCTGTGGCACCCCCCGAGACTGATGCCTTTGACACGGTGGCGTTACTTCAGGAAGAGCTGCGGGGTCATAAGCTGCTCAGGGATCGGCGGGTGGGGGCACAGGAAGGGGTGGCCTCCCTGGAGGGTGTTGAAGACGTTACCGTGGATGTAGACCCAGCTAAGGCGACACGGTTAGTAGAGGCTCTCCAGACGGCCAAGGATTTCCAGACCCGTCTGATCAAGGTGCGGGTTCAGATCGAGACCTTGGAGCAAGTGCTGAGTGAGGATGAGGCTGATGAGGCCGAGTTGACCAAGGAACTGCTGGAGACTCTCGGGACAATTGGGGCGTGTCCTGTTTGTGGATCCATTAATCACCAGGAGCACTAGAATGGCCGTTTCACTTGTGTGGCGCACGGACGCCCATCTGGCGGATCAGCCCCCTCAGTCCCGTATTGATGACTGGGCTGATACTATCCTCAACAAGCTCGTCCAGGTGGGAGATATTGCCAGACAGGCCGGTGCCTCTGCAGTGCTGGATGGTGGTGATCTTTTTCATGTTAAGAGTCCGTCCCGGACCAGCCACGAGTTGATACAGCGGGTCACGGAGATCCATCGGGTTTACCCCTGTCCGACTCTGGGCATTGTGGGCAACCACGACGTGAAGTACGGAGACATACGGTTTCTGTCAGAGGCTCCTTTGGGGGTGCTGTTCAAGTCCCAGATCATCCAGCCCTGTTATGACCCGTTGGAGGTGTACTTCGGACAGTCCGATAAGAGTAGCCCCACGGTGAGAGCTTTTCTCTTCGACCGGGCAGGTACAGGTTGGGTCCAGGGTAGCCCCTTCGTCCCAGGTAGGACCGAACCTGTCGTGCGGGTGGTGGGCATCCCCTTCCATGGTACCCAGTATGACTTTGCTCGTTTCACTTCGATCATCAAGGGGGAGGAGGATTTCCTGGTCGTGATGGTCCATTGCCTGGCCAGCCAGCGTGGTGGGACCATGTTCGAGGCTGAGGACATCATTAAGTATGAGGAGCTTGCTTCTCTTGACCCTGATGTTTTCTGTTTCGGCCACTGGCATAAGGACCAGGGTGTGAAGGAGATTGCCAAGGGAAAGTGGGTCGTCAACACGGGGAGCCTTTCCCGTGGTTCCCTGAGCCAGGACGACCTGGAGCGCACCCCCAGTTGTGTGGTCCTCGGGTTCGACCAGGACGGGAAGATAACCCACGAGGTGAAGCCTCTGAAGGTGGCTCCTTCCGCTGAGGTGTTCGACCTCGTTGGTCGTGTCCGGCAGGAAGCCCGCAAGATGACGGTGGATGCCCTAGTTGACAGCCTCCACAGCGCCCTGGCTGTCCGTCAGGTCACTTCTCTCCTGGATGACGTGAGGGCACTCCCAGACGTGCCAGAGTTGGTGAAGGAACGTACCCTGGCTTACCTGGAGCAAACTGGAGCGAAGTGACCGTCAAGACCTTCACCTTTGGAAACGACCCCATCCCGAAGCGACCGACCAAACCGCTGTACATCGAGCTTGTTCCCTTTACAGCGTGGGCGGAGAACGTTCGTACCAAGTGCCCACGCTCCATGTGGGACCGATTCCGCCGGATGTGTTATCGCCGGGCGGAGTACCGTTGCGAGATCTGTGGTGAGTCAGGGAAGGACCAGGGTAGAGATTGGCCCGTAGAGTGCCATGAGGTCTGGAGCTACAACGAGGATCTCAGGATCCAGAAGCTCGTGGGCCTCGTTGCCCTGTGTCCTTTGTGTCACGAAGTTAAACATGCAGGACGGACGGCGAAGCTGGACGGTCCGAAAGGCATTGCCAGAATCTTGACACGCCTTCAGCGGCTCAACGACTGGACCGAGGATCAGGCGGGTGCCCACTTCAAGGAAGCTTTCCGTGTGTGGAACGTCCAGTCGCAGTGGGACTGGACCCTCGACCTGACTTTCCTAGACTCCGCAGCCCCCTGAGGATCATCTCACCCGACTCCCGAGTAGTCTCAGTGTAAAGCCTACGAGGAGAGCGTGATGCCTAAGCCCACCCGTTTCCCGATTAACATCAAATGGTCAGAAATGCTCATGGACGAGCCGGGTGCAGTGACGGGCCGGTACCTCATCGTGGAGGATGGCAAAGCCATCAAGTGTCTGACGTGCGGGATGACATCTTGGAATCCCAACGACGTCAAGGAACGGCACTGTGGCAAATGCCACGTGTTCCACGACGACCCAAAGTGGATCATCCTCCGGTTCGTCCGAGTAGACTGTGTAGGAGGTGCTCTATGGGTGAGATCGTCATTCTTATGGGACCGCCGGGCAGTGGGAGATGTCCTTAGATGTGGGGTGCTTTAATCGGAAAGGTTTTCCAGGTAAGCAACCACACGACGCAAATCATCGAGATTGGCGTTGCTTTTAATTGTGTTTGCCTTGTAGGAAATCACCCTCACATTTTCTTTTGTGTATCCTTTACTGGGGACGATTCGGTCCAGCGAAATTGAATTGGGGCCACAATGACCGTCATTTATAACGAGCAACAGACCAAGGACAGGGCATCTTTTTGGGATCGTTATGTCGTTGACACACAGATTGAAGGGGATGTTTTTCTTTCGAGCACGGGTCCGGGCTAGCTGGAGGAGGTATCTTGCAGGATGTTTTCTGTTTTGTTCCCTTTTGTATGCTCGGATTTGTTCAGGTCTGTTCCTTATGCTTTTTTGTGCTCTTTCAATGGCATGTTTCGGATCAGCCCAATAGGTTTTTTGGGAGTGTTCCTGGCAGCGCCTGCAACTTTTAACAGGGGAACCCTGAGAGTTGTAAAATTCTACCTTTGGTTTAGTCTGTTTACAGCGGCTACATTGTTGCATTCAGGGTTCCTCCTGGGGAAAGTCCATCACCCAAAAAGGTTACACCATAAAGGAACTATTGTCGTTTTGGGTAGCCTGGAGGGTAGTGGGGTCTTGTGGGATTAGTTTCAGACCCCAATCGAGGTGTGATGAAAAAGCAACTGGCCATCGTTGGTCCTCTGCAACCGGACGGCAGTACGCCGGTCACCCGGATGCGTGAGGGGGATGACGGTGAGACCGAGTACACCACGGGACAGATAGTTCCGGCTGAGGACGGCAAAGCGATCCCACTGGGGGCTGAACTCATCTCGCTGAGTCCTTGTGGGGGGACGCCTTTCCACGAGGTGGAGGTGGTGCATTCCATGAGGGAGTCTGGGACCAAGTGGTCGAAGGGGCCATCCAAGGTTGCGTCCGACGCTTACCGTGATGGCTGGGAGAACATTTTTGGGCGGAAGCCTCGCCCGGAGGACTTGAACTGATGGTAGACATTTCACGAGATGATGTCAGGATTAGAGGCGACGAGATCGTGGATGGGGTGGTGCATCGGAGGTGTCCGAAGTGCCACAAGTTGCTCCCCCTGGATGCCTTCGGGATGCGTCGGATGGCGGGGCAGGGGAAGGGTGGTGTGGATCTGCTCACCAACCAGTCCCGTTGTAGGGGTTGCAGATGAACCGTGAAGCAGAGTTGGCCCACTACCTTGAGAAGCACATGGTGCCCTACGACGAGTGGGCAACGTGCGGGGCGGACCCCGAGGCCGTCAGGATGGCCCAGGAGGGGACGGACGAGGGGTACCCGATCGCCCTTGCCAAGCATCCTATAATGGGCTTCTTCGTGATAGCCTCTGGCCAGGGTCCATATGTGGCGTGGCCTGACGACGAGGAGATACACAAACGCAGGAAAGCCGCCGAGAAGTTGAAGTCGGTCCAGCAGCAATTCGATTCTGCCGGGGACTATCGGGACTGGGACGCCTGCAACCGCCTGGAAGATGAGAGGGACGCTCTGGTCCTGGATGCCCAGGGGAAGCGTGATTTCTACCTGGACGTTAAGATCGGGGGCACGGACTGAGATGATTGAGCCTTTCTACTATCTTAACTCTCGTAACGGGATGGTCGCCCTCTCCATAGACGAGGGCGAGACGATGATGCTCCCCTCGGGGAAGGTGATGTCGGTTCGTCCCGATGTGTGGGATCTAGAACCGGAAGACCTGGAGGATGATCTGTCCCCCAAGCAGCAGGCGTTCCTGGCACACCACAATGAGAAGCCCCCTATGGACTACATCGAGCAGCTTGCCTGGAAGCTCCGCAAGGGCCGACTGGCTGTTGCCAAGGATTTTGCACAGGCCCCGGAACCCCGTAAAAAGCCCCCCGTTTCAGCGATGGTCGTGAAGTCCGACTTCAAGGATTAGGGATCATCTGACGCTATCCTGGAGTAGAACAGTGAGGAGGCCGAGATGAAGCGTAAGGACAGAGCATACACACCCGAAGAGGTGTTTTCGGTGGTTCGTGCCACCGAGGAGAGCCGAACCAAGGCAAAGGTGCTGGTGGATTTCGACGGGGATCTTATCAAGGTCACCTCCTTGAGACTCCAGCTTTTCGCTTCCTCCGGGGTGACCTGCGTCAAGTGTGGCCTACATGGTCAGTACCTGTACAAGGAGCGGCACTCCCCGACAGGTCGGTACCACCTCAATCTCTATGGGGTACAGCCTGATGGGACAGAAGTGTTGATGACCAAGGACCACATCGTGCCTGTGTCCCGAGGCGGCAAAAACTACCTGGGCAACCTCCAGGTCATGTGCGCCCTTTGTAATGAGGCAAAGGCAGATGGTCGGACTTTGGATCCACCCCCCGAGGACGTTAACATGTCCAAGAGGTTGACCAGTCCGTTTAGGGTTGATGGGGTGAGATACAGGTGGCGGCTGATGGGGCGACGCCATTTCATTGGGCAGGCCAAACCGACCCCTTACTTGATTGTGCGGGTTTGTGCGGAGGAGCCGGGGGCGATCCTACGGTGTAGGCTCATCCCCAGGCATGCTGACGTCTTGGGGGATGCCAAGATCACGGTGTCAACCGAGGACGTTGAGAGGGTCATCCGCCATGCTCTGGAGAAGGGGTGGTTGCCCTACGAAAGCGGTCCCGTGTGTTGTCCCCCTCATGGGGACATTGGGATGGCCATGTACTACATAGGCACAGAGGTACCTGAGGAGGCAACGTGGATCGGAGACTAACCCGAGAGCAACTTCAGGAGATCCTGGCTGGGATGAAGCCCGGCACCTGTTTCACCCCGAATAAGGTGGGGAACTTGGCGGTGACAGACCCAGCCGGTGCCTATCTGGGGTACATCGATTTCAGGACCGGAGAGGTTGGCCTTTTCGAGGAGGCTCAGGGTGGCTGAGAATACACACAAGATCCCATATGACGGGCCGCTGGAGTGGCTCGTGCCCCGCACGATCCTGTACTGCACGTCGGGGAGCCGGGCCTACGGGACCAGCCGACCGGATTCGGACTATGACTTCAAGGGGGTCGCTATCCCCCCGAGGAAGTACCGGGATGGGTTCCTCCATCGATTCGAGCAGGCCCAGATCAAAGAGCCGGACGCCACGATCTTCGGGATACGGAAGTTCTTCGCCCTGGCGGCGGATTGCAACCCGAACATCATCGAGGTGATGTGGGTGCCTAAGGAAGATCAACTGATTGTACTCCCCCAGGGCCAGTTGCTGATCGATGCCCGGTCCCGGTTCCTGAGCAAGAAGGCGCTGTATACTTTTCGAGGGTACGCCATCGCACAACTTAAGCGTATCAGGACACATCGCAAGTGGCTCTTGAACCCGCCTGACCATCAGCCTACCAGGGGCGAGTTCGATCTGCCCGAGCGGACGCTGATCCCCAAGGACCAGCTTGCGGCGGCGATGGCGGACATAAGGAAGAAGATTGACGGTTGGGAGGTGGACTTCGGGGATCTGAGTGAGTCCTCCAAGATTTACATCCAGGAGCAGGTTGCAACCCACTTGGCCGAGCTTGAGATCGGAGCGGACGAGAAGTTCCAGGCTGCGGCGAGGCTTATCGGCTATGATGAGAACTTCATCGTCCTGCTGGACCGGGAGAGGCACTACTCTGCGGCCTCCAAGAACTGGAGGCAGTACCAGGAGTGGAAGACCACCCGGAACCCCATACGGGCGGCGCTGGAGGCGCACCACGGGTACGACACCAAGCACGGGATGCATCTCGTGAGGCTCATGCGGATGTGCCGGGAGATCCTCACCGAGGGAGTCGTCCATGTCCGGCGTGAGGACGCCAAGGAACTGCTGGCCATCCGTGATGGTGCTTGGAGCTACGACAAACTTATCGGTTGGGCCGAGGAGCAGGACGAGTCCTTAGTGGAGGTCGCCAAGGGGTCGGCCCTTCCGAAACAACCCGACAGGGTAGCGTTGGATGAACTTTGTCAGGAAATCGTCCGGTCTGTGCAGGAAGACTGACGGTTTGTCCTGATGTCGTGGGTACAGTGTCCCTATTCAACAAGCGGCGGTGCCGCAAGGAGGAAGGGATGCTGAGTAAAGATGAACATGATATCGTCAAGGTGGCTGCGGAGTTGCTCAAGCGGGAACTGGAAGAGATCGCCCCCACCTCGCCGGATGAGAAGCCGGGCAAACTGGTGATCTACAAGTTCGGTTCCTTCATTGTCAAGAGGGCCAAGGAACGTCAGGTTGTGAACCCGGCTGCGGGTGGCATGGTCACCGTACCTGAGCGTACCGCCGTGCGGTTCTCCGCATCCAAGACGTGGCTCAAGAGCCTCGGCAAGTAGCCACCAGGGGGGTCTTCCGGTACTCCTGCATCAGTTTGAAAAGAGATGACTCTCCGGTTAGACCTCGTCCTCCGGTTCGCAAGGCACTGTCATAAGCTGTCCAGTTTTCTATCGGTTTGTCCGGCACCGTTTTTCCGTCATGTGCGATAGGGAAGCGTCCATGTAACAGTTTGAATCTGTCTACATCATCCAGGATACTGAGGATGGAAAGGGGCTTTCCTTTAAAACGTGTCTTTTTATCCCTCCGTCCGACAGGTTTTATTCGGGGACGGGATAGGGGAAGCGGATCAAGAGGTTCCCCCGGTTTTCCTGTGTCTTGGAACGTGCAGATCCGTTGGCACCACAGAAGAAATCTTGGCTGGCTGATGTTCTGTTTCATCCTGTTGATGTCCTTATGGACCCACTGGACATTGTCTATTGTGTAGGGGAGTTTTGAATCTCTGCGGTCTAGAGAGGCCGTTCCATCTGTTTTGTTTCGGATACATAGCACTAGGGGGAGTCCTGTTAGGGCACATTTCTGGTTTTGTGTGAGAAAAAGATCCCATAGCTGTTCCTTTGTTACCGCAAAGGTTAGCCCTCTTGTTCGGGCACCTGTCCGTAGGCTGGACATGTAGGCTCCTGAAAGATTTCCGATACCCCGAAAGTTTCCAAGTGGGAGACATCCACAGCTAATGGTTTTGTTTCGTTTTAATAATGCGATGAAGATATCCTTTTCACCCCCACAGTCACAGGTACAGTGGGCCATTCTCCGGGTCTTTTTGTTGCCACCTTCCAGATAGAAACTTTGAATTGTCAGTTTTCCGTACCGATCTCCTACGTTGTACCTGATGAGCCCCCTGTGTTTGCAGTGCCAGCAGCGGCTGTTTTCCGTCAACCTAATGGAACAGATTGTGAAGGTGCTGCCACAGGGACAAAGAACCTTTACTTTCTGGAAGGATCCCTTATTGGGGCTGTTGTGGTTAGGTAAGACAGTTGTAACATGCAGCCGTCCAATGACATCTCCGACTTGAAAAAGCTTTTCCTTCTCCATTGTTTCCTTCTCCATCCTTTCGTTCTCTAAAGGATAGAGAAGATTTTTGGTCTGCACAAGGTCTTTTCGGGGTAGAGTACGATGAACCTTTGTTGAGGGTACCGTGATTAAGTCTTTCACCTTGTATTTCAGTAGTTTTAAGATGTACGAAAACTGTTCCCAGCAGTTCCTGTGGACAAAGGGGTGGGGCAACATCGATTTGGGAAGAGGCCCCGGCAGAGGGAAGGCCCGTCCAGTCAAGAGATCGGAACACCACGCAGTGATGGGCACGGCCATCCAAGCCGTAATCGAACTTTTCTACAACGAAGAGTTATGGCGTCTGCTCCCACCAGACCAATTGCGTGACAGATTGCTGGAACTTGCCATCAAGGAAACGGACCTAGAGATCGCCAAGCGGTACATTGACTGGCGACAGGCCATTCCCCTGGAGGAGATGCGACAACTTATCCGGGACGGTGTCATGGGCTACATTCGGACGCTGAAGGCTCAGATGTTCCTCGGCCCTTACGCCAAGTCAGAAGTCGAGTTGCTGGCCTACATTAACAAGTGGAATCCGGTCGGTGGCCGGGTGGACATGATCATCCGGCGTGACGACACGGGCATCACGATTCTGGACGGAAAGAACGGAAAGCGTTACAAAGACGGCAAAGGCGGTTGGATGACCTTCACCGACCCAGATCAGCTTCGCTGGTACGCCATGTTGTTCTACCTCTGCTACCAGAAGCTGCCCGACCGCCTGGGCTTCGTTTACTTCCGCTACCCAGCGGGCGATCCTGTCCTTGACCTGGAGGGGAACCCCACGGGGGAGAAGGAAGAGGGGGTCACCTGGGTGCCCTTCTCAATGGACGACCTCAAGGGACTGGCCCAGCGAGCGGTGGACTGCCGGAAGGGCCTAGAGAAGGAACAGTTCGAGGCGAACCCCTCTTGGAAGCAGTGTAAGTTCTGCGACTTCGAGACCGTGTGTCCTGAGAGGATGGCGCAGAAGGAATCGAACCGGCGGAAGCCCCGAAAGAAAAAAGATGAGCTGAAGCTGACGGAATTTTCGGTTTTTACAATGGGGGCCGTTCCAAAGACGGACGGGAGCGAGTAGTAGAACCGATGGGGGTGAACCATGAAAGCAACCACCGGGCAGGATCTGACGGCACTTGTTCAGCGCCGTGACACACTACGAGAGAACATCCAGCGGGTACGGGGGCGACTAGACTCGGCTCGTCAGGAGCTTGCTGACACCGAAGCGGAGTGTCGCAGCAAGAAAGTCGATCCGGACAAGATCGACACCGTGATCACCCAACTTGAGCAGAGGCTCGAAACAGAGGTAACTGATCTGTCGGCTCGACTGGAGCAGGCGGAGACCCAGGTCGCACCCTTTTTGGAGGAGTAGGTATGAAATTCCAGGTCGCATTGTCGGATCTCACTGAGGCTTTGAACATCGTGGACGCAGCGATGTCTAGCGAGGCCGCAGACATGCAGGGGCATTTTTTGTTCCGAAAGTCCCAGACGGCTGGTCGTGTGGATGTGCTCACGCATGAGCGTTGGTCACAGGCGTCCATATCTTTCGTGGCGGACGTTGAGCAGGGGGATGAGACCGCTTTCACAATCTTTGGGAAGGGTCTGATGAACTTCTTGGGTGCCGTCACATCCGAGACCCCTGATGCGCTGATGACGGTGGATTTCGATACGAAGACCTCCATCACCACGGTCTCCAATACGGCTATACCGAAGATCAACTACCCTTTCGGTACCCTTGGCCCGGACGCCTATCCTGATTTCGATAAGCGCTTGCAGGGTGCCAAGGTGACCGGGACGTGTCGTGCAGACCGTCTTCTGGGTGCCCTCGATGCTGCCAAGGGTTTCATCAGTACCGATGAGCAGCGGGGTCCGCAGAACACCGTGACCGAGTTCCGTGATGGGAAACTCATGGCCACCACCCTCAAGACTCTTGGGATCATCAAGATGCCAGGTTTGGACAACGTTATACATCGTATCCAGGTGGGGCAGCACCTCCCGGCGGTCACGGCTTTCCTGACGGCCTGTAAGGAGGACACCCTGGAAATGCTGGAGGCGAAAGAGGAGCCTGGAAAGGCTGCTGGGATGTTCTTCCTGCGTCGGGGGGACGGGGCGGTCCTTGGGTGGTCGCTGTATTCGAAGCCCTTCCCCAAGATCGCTCAGCCCAAGGCTGAGGATGACCGCTGGTGGAAGATCTCTCCGAAGTCCCTTGCAAACGGCCTCAGGGGTGTCCTGGCGGCGTTCAAGGGGAAGGAAGAGGCCCTGGTACGTTTCTCCCGTCCGACGCCACAGGGACCGTTGCTGTTGACGGCAGCTACCGAGACGGGGCGGAAGTCCGAGTGGGAGATCCCGGTCATGGACTCGGGGGACAACCCCAAGGCGGATCTGACTGGGATGCCCGATTCCTTCCAGCTTTCTCGGATCTCTTTGGAGACCCTCCTCAAGGCCATCAAGGACGAGACCATCACGCTGGGACTCAGCTACATGGCATCCATCAAGAAGGGCTATCTTCGGGTCCAGGAGTCACGGGGAAGCGAAGGGGATGAGTTCCTGTTCATGCTGGCTTGGTGGAGAGAAGGTGAATGACCATCCCAGTCCTGACGGGCCTTCGATCCAAGTTGGATCGAGCCACTGGGCTTCGGGATGGTGTCCGTTCCCGCCTGGTTTCCACAACCGCTGACATCAAGCAGTTGGAGGCGGAGGAGACCCTGTTGGCCTTGGTGCAAACCTTGCTGCAACAGCTTACAGACCAAGAAGTTACGGTCGGTGTGCAGGCAGTAGAGAAGCTCCAGACCGAGGGTCTCCAAGCGGTGTTCGGGGATCAGGACTTGCGGGTTAAAGCCGAGGTAGACATTCAGCGGGGCAAGGTTTCGGTGGACTTGGTCACCATCCAAAAGCACCCTGAGGGCCACGAGGTAGAGGGCCTTAGTGGTGACGCCTTCGGGGGTGCCGTAGCGACGGTGCAGTCGGTATTGTTGAGGATCATCATTCTTCTTCGCCGGGGTCTTCGTCCGCTCCTATTGTTAGACGAGACGCTTCCGGCCTTCGATCACAACTACGTGATCAACATGGGTACGTTCCTTTCAGTTCTGTGTCGTCGGTTGGACATGGATATCCTTCTGGTCACGCACAACACGGCACTTGCCGAGGCGGCGGACCACGCCTATCGATTGGTACAGAAGGGTGGCGCTGTTAAAGTAGAGGCTGTACGATGACGGATACGATCAGAACCGCCGGGCAAATCCGCCAGCAGTTGAAACAGGTGCTGTTCCGGCATCTTCAGAAGCTCCTCAAGGCCAACTTCCGCAAATCCCCGGACACATGCCATTACCGCCGTCAGGAGAACCTGGGGGATACCGGGATGAAGGTTGGTGTTTGCCGATGGGATGGACCTGATCGTTCAAGGTCTCCCCGAGGTAAGTTGTGCGACTCCCGTGTTTTCGGATGTGCGGCGATGGCTGGATCCTGTGGCTGGTGGAAACCCTTTCGGGGCAAGGATGATATCAAAGCCGAGTTTAAGGATCTGATGACCAATGGGAGTCGGGGGCAGATCGCTGCTCTCTATCCTGATGTTGCGGCTTTGATGTGGGTGCTGGATGGGGTCGACGTGTCCCAAGAGGTGTTGGACGCCGAGAACGAAGCGGACCCACCTGGGTTGGAGACGCCCCCTGAGCCGGAGGTACCATGAGCAATCTGCTCCAGGTCGCCAAGTTCAACACAAAAGTGATGAGGAAGAAGGGGGCACTACCTCTGATGGTGGAGTTCAATGTTGCCTCGGAAAGTGCCCCCTTCCTGGTGACATCCAGTCAGGCCGTTGTGTGGGTGGAGGAGGCGCATCCAGGCGATCTGGTTAAGGCAGCAGTGAGGGTAGCAACCCCTGGTGATCTGTTTACCGAGATCATTCGGGCTGTCGCACGGAGGGGCCTCGCTGACCAGTGGGGGAATGTCCATCCTTTCACCATCAAGGGATTGGAAGCGGCGATGCAGCATCTCCAGTCCTACGACTTCCACGAGTTGGAGATACTAGCAGCCCCGGTGAAGAAACAGTCCAGTCGTCCCGCTTGGTTGCGGGCACTTCCTGTCCGTCCAGCATCGTGGGTGCCCGCCAAGTGGGCCGTCGTTGTCCCTAAGGATCGGGAGTATGTTGGGCTCATTGGACACCTGGATCCCAAACATCTCGTATCCGTTGTCCACAATGCCAGCAGGGGTATGGCCATCATCCGAACTGGACTCTAATGTCTGGGTGGTTGGCTACCGCTTTGGAACGGTGTTCCGTCACCCCGGAAGTAGAGGACTATTTTCTTGGCAGGGGTGGCAAAGAGGAAACCCTCAGGGCGGAGGGGATCACGACCTGGACCGCATCCGACGTGCCTCTCCCTGATCAAAAGTTTCAGTTTCGGTACGGCAGGTACGGCGAACGTCTCGACGGGATGTTGATCTGTCCGGTCCATTCCCCAAAGGGTGCTCTGATCGGATTTGAGGGGCGCTCTATCCACCGTAAGTACATCACGGACTACCGCCTTCCTGAGGAGAAATGGAACCCCTTCTTCCTGGGCACTCGGTCGGCTATGCCAGCGATCTGGGCTGGGGGCGACGTGTGGCTCGTGGAGGGCCTTTTCGACAAGTGTCCCTTGGAGTGGGCCGTGCCGCCTCAGGATGCTGTGCTGGCTACTGTTAGGGCGTCCCTGTCACGGAAGCACCTGGAGTTCCTGCGGAGATTCTGTAAGGGCCGAGTGCATTTAGTGTATGATCGTGACGAAACAGGGCGCAAAGCAACCGTGGGTTGGGTAGATGAGACAGGCAAGCGGCGAATGGGAGCTTTGGATTTGCTCCGCAGAGCCGGTTTGAACTGTAGCGACGTGTTCTACACAGGGGGCAAAGACCCCGGTGAGATCTGGGATAAGGGCGGCGCTGTCGCTGTCCGGGCCGCATTCAACAGAAGGAGTTGACATGGCTGAAATGTGGAAAGCAGGGGACGAGGTCATCACCATCGTCAAGGATCTTATTGCCAAGTACCACCCACACCTGGCGCTCGTGGATGACGAGATCGCCGTCGTCTTCAAGGAGAAGGCGTCGACCGTGGGGACCGTGGACATCATAGGGAAGACGGGTAAGGCCCCGGCGATCCTCTCGGTGTTGGGCGACATCAAGTGGAAGTTCCTCCTCATCCTGGCGGCGG